TGTTATCGCACCACTGCTTCCACTTGTGAATGTTACAAGTCCACTAAATCCAATACCTTGTTGAGACGCTTGGAAAGTCAAATTACTTCCCGATGCGGTGTCTCCACCTGCTGTATTTTCTTCTGCCACAAAGTATGAATACCAGTATTTGTTCGTATTACCGGCTGCAAAGGTTGGTGGGGTTGTTGCCCATCCGCTTGTTAAACCTGCAAAACTATTTGTACTAAATGTATAACTTGTTGCGGAAGGAGTGGCAGGTGCACTTGATGAACTTGCTTGATGATATACAAAGTGTGTTAATGTCTTTGGACCGTTTGCTCCATCTGCTCCTACTACTCCTGCTGTAAGTGAGTATATTATTTCAAAAGTATAGACAGTTCCTGAACTTGTTATAACTTTTGCAATAATAGTATCTCTTACAACATCAGGTTTAAAACTCTGTTTAAATATAGAAGTTCCAGAATATGCTCTCGGTACAACTGTATCAAGTTCTAAAGAAGTATCAGATGTTATTCTATTAATTCTTGCCATGAAACGAGTAGAACCCGCAGCTCCAACAATAAATAAATCTCCTACATTATAATCACTCAAGAAAGAAGTACTTGAACCTGTTACAGTTCCTTCTTCGTTTTCGATAGTTACAGTACCTGAAGCACTTGATATGCCTGCATTTGCTGCTCCGACTTCTGCAAAGTATTCAAAATTAAAAGCATTTCCATCAGCATCTTGTGCTGCTGTATCAGTTTTTAGCTCTACTGCTTTTAGATGATCCGAAGTTGCATCTGCATCAAATAATAAGTATGCTTCTGCACTTGCTCCCATTCCTGAAAACGCTTGCTGTGTATTTCCTGTACCTGTGCCAGAAAGTATAAATTCTTCTTCGTTTCTGGAAAAGAAGGTATAAGTAGACGAACTAATTGTTGCGACTCCACTACTTGAATCAATACTAAGTCCTGCATTGAGTGAGCCACCTGGAAATAATCTTCCGATTTGTGTTGGACTTGGTAATCCTTGTTGATTACCTATCTCAATAGATTTTTGAACAACTGCAGAATTCATTCCTGAAGTATTTATTGTTTTTATTCTTACAGTAAATAGTCCATATCTTGATATTGGTATATCAATAAAATTTGTATCTTTTGTAGCGATTATTTTTTCAAATACAGGTCTAGAATTTACATTGTGTCTAATTTCATAGTGTGATAGATGTTCATAAATCGAGTTAACAGCACTTCCTGAGTTATCTGTTCTTATGCTAGTAGGATGTTGCCATTGGACTCGTAGTATTTTCGGAGTTCCCGTTACGGATGTATCATCTTCTACATTAGGGTTAACATCTTGCTTTAAAGATAGAGTAAGAGATTTTGGTACAGGAACTTCATCTTGGTAAGAAGGTAGAGATTTAATGTTATTTGCCTCAGGTTCAAGTACATATCCTCTGTCTACTAAATCGAATTTTCTTGAATCATATTTAATCGCAGTAATTGCAAATTTTACAGACTCTTGTTGATTAACTCCTGTTACAACATATTGTTGTGCTGAGCCTGCAAGTAATTCTCCTGAACTATTAAACTCTCTAATCGCCCAAGACATATCTTGAGCTGGAGCACTACTAAAAGCACTAGACACCTGTACAGCAGTTACTGAGTTGCCTGTACTTGAAATTGTTTTTGTTTCTACTCGACTGTTAGGATTCCATGATAATACAATAGGGTTACCACTATCATCTACAGCATTTGCTACTTCTGCATCTGTATCTAAAGTTACTAAGGTACTTCCAACGATTGCCGATGGAATATAGTCGCCTCTTGCATAAGATACACTATTAATTGTAGCACTGTCTTGGGCTAAAAATGCTCCTCCTGAAGGGAAAACTACAGATAGCTTAAAAGTATTTCCACTTGATAAGTCTACTGCACTATCAATATTTATAGTAGTTGTAGTACTACTTTCTGAAGTTCTACCACTAAATCGAAGACGATCTCTATCTCCATCCTGTACAAATATTACATCTCCTGGCTTTAGAAATCCGCCATTTAATCCTGTTTCAAAACTAACTCCTTCTGTTTCAAATATCTCTGAAAGTAGATGCCATTTTCCGAACCTAAATGCTTGTCCTTTTGAAGTACATCCAAAAGCGGCTACATCTTTTGAGACAACTCTAGAAGTTTCAATAATATTATTTGTGTCCTCTACAACTTCTACTGCTCTCTTATACATTGATTCTGGATCATTCCAAGTAACTCTAATTTGATTACTTCTATATTCTTGTTTTGATGAGGTATATTGAAATTTTCCTCCAATTACATTTGCTTTTGAAAATGTATATACAGGAGTTTGGAACTTATTTTGTGAAAACTGAATCTGTCCATCCAACCAGTACATCATACCTCTAAATACACTTGTAACATCTTTTAAAACTTTTAAAGCATCTTTTGCTTGAGATAGATATAAATTACAAGTAAATCTTGGTTCTGTTCCTCCTTGTCCATCACTAACTAATTCATCACAATATTTTGCAATTCTAAATAACTCATACTTATCAATTTCTGAGGAATTTATATATTTCCCAATACCATATCTATCATTAGTTACTAAATCATAAAATACCCAAGCTGGATTATCTGAGTAAACAGGTTCATGGTTTGGATTGGTTGGAGAGGTAAATGTTTCTTTGTCGCCTCTAAAATTACCGTCCCATTGTTGATATGTCCCACCTGAATCTGCACCTGTTGTTACGTTTCTGTCATAATCTGCAAGACTTCTATTTCCTTCTTGTCGTGGAAAATAATTTGTGGGTACTTGAATAAGTCGTCCTTGTACATGATATCCTCGAACAGGTAAACTACCAAAAGATTGCGCATCAAATATTACTGCTGCATATGCCGAAAGAGGATAAGATAATTTGTCTTCTAATACTGCTTCAATAGATTGTAGAGTACAGGGGTTATTATGATCATAGTCACCATGCCTTGCATTAGTTGGATTAACTCGTTCGATTTTTACTTGAAAATCTGTAAAAGGTTGAAATTCTTGTAAATCAATAGTGAAAGTTTCAATAAAAGGAGCTTTAGTCTCTGCTTCAACAAGACCAGTATTTTTACCTCCAGCTCTACCATTAAAATTAGAAGTTTTTTTACCGCTTGCTCTACCTTGTATTTGAGCATCTGTTGGTCCAAAAATTAAAGTTTCTGTAAAGGAACCATCTCCTGCTCTCTTATAACCTAAGAATATTCGAAGCTCTACATGAGCAGAAGCTTCATCTCCCGAACTTTTTTTGTTTGCAAGCATCAACGGAAATTTAAAAGTAAGTTTTAATTTATCAATTTCAGATTGATTAGTTATACCCATTGTAGTGGCTGAAATTGTAATAGGAGATGCTGTTGCATTCCCGGATGCTGTAGTATATCCTCCACTAGTAACATTACTCTGTGAGCCTGTTAAAGAAGATAGATCAGTTTGTTGTATTTCTGCATTTGCTCCATACACTATTGAGCCACTGCCAATTCCTGGAAAATTTTGAAGATAAGGTTGACTTCTATATCCATTCATAAATGCATACTGAAAAGAGCCATGATTATAGATAGGTGCAGAGTTTATATCTGATCTAGGAGTAGTAGTAAAAGCTGTAACATTCGCAACATTTCTAGCGTCTGTTCCTCTAGATGAGATATTGGATATTACCGCTGTTGTAGAATTTGTTATTGATGCTATTTTTCCTACTTTATCTATAGCGGCAGTTACATTTGATACAGAAGCTCCTGCTGGAATATCTACATCTATAGAAGTCGCAGAATTAAACTTTATAATTCTAGCAACAAGAGTGCCTCCATTTGCTCCAGCTCCAGGAATTCTTATTTTTTCAGACATGCCATCAAGTAATCCACTAATATGAACATCATTTGAATTGAAAAAACTTGAACCTGCTGTTACTCTTGTACTACCTGCAGTTGTGCTGATTCCACTTGCTAATTGTTTTTTTGCTCCTACTATAGTTATAAATCTATCGCCATCTGTAGTTGCTAAACCTGTAAACATACTATTAAAATTATCTACAATAGTTAGTGAGCTTGCTGTAAAAGTTGCATCTTTTGTTTCTGCAATATTATTCTTAACTCCAGTTGTTCCGATGGTTGCAGGAGTTTGATTTAAATAAATGGAATCTGTGCCTGCTACAAGCCCTTTTATAGGTCCTTCCGAAATAAGATCGTATATTACTGCTGTTTGATATTCGTTTGGACTATTTGTAATATTTGAACTAAAACTACCTTGAGTTAATCCTCCTGCAGTTGTTCCACTACCTTGTGTGGCATTTATTATATTTTGTAAAAAACTACTCATTTCTTTTGTCCTGACGCTCCATTTCCGCCCCCACCTGCTTGATTATGTCCATCGGTATCTTGACCGTAGTCTCCCCATGATCCTGGAGGAGATGAATCATCTGGCTCAACAAGTGTATATCCTGTTTGTTCAAAATTTACTCTGTTTGGTATAAAACCAAAATTTGTGATTGCTCCACCTACAATTAGTTCTCCATATAATAAAGGTACAGGAACTCCTTGTTTTGTGTTGTTTTGTGGTCCATCAAATAAATAACTTTCTCCTGCTTCAGAAGGGCTATCTGGAGTAAAATATCCTGTAACACCTGACATTGCTAAACCTGCTCCTAATAATTGGGTACCGGCTGCAGCTATTTCTCCATAAGTTGTTAGTTGTGTAGTAGATATTTCTACAGTTCCTCCTCCTGTAGCGGACATATTCAGAGTGCCTGAAGTTGTTTCCGTAAAAGGTCCTCCTAGATTCATAATAAAGTCATATCCATACATAAAAAGCACAATACCTACAATTACTTTAATTACATCGCTTGCACCTGCACCAGCAGCTTTTGGAGTAATAATTATAGTATCTTTTGGATGCTCTAGCATTACTGCAAAACCATCCTCAACTAAATCAGCCCCATTTAAGATATCAAAGTCTATGCCTTTTTCTGCACATTTTAGTAAATAAGATTTGAAGCCTTCTGTTTGACATTCAATAAGTTTAAAAATATCACGAAAATTCTTGACATTCATATGCCAGTCAGTGCCAAACTTTTCTCCGAGTTCTCCCATTAACTTAACGTGGGTCATATATTTCTACTCCTTTATCTGGGTATGATACAATTAAATATGGTATCTGCAATGCTTTTGACATATCTTTGTCATGCTTGCTTGGATGACAATTTTGCATATAGTGACTATGGACTATATATTTTATTTTAGAAATTAACTGATACTTGCCTAAAACTTTTCCGTCAATTTCAAATTGATTTTCTTCTGTGGATATATTCTCACAAGGAATATATTTTTCTTTGTTATTTTGCTCAACAATAAGTCCACACATTTCACGAGGTGCCTCAGTAGCTGCCTGAGCAAATATTTCATCGAGAAACTTCATTTGAAACTTTTTGATCCTGGAAACGCTCCAAATGGTAATGTTACTGTTGAGTTAATTTCGGTTTTTCCTAAAGAGGATGCGCTTGTTATATCAATTGGAGTAAATCCAAAGCGCTTTCCACAAGACGTTAATGTTTTCCCACATTCATCTGCTCGTTTCCAAAAATTATTAAATCCTGGAGTATTCCCTGTATGTGATACAGTAGTTTTCCAGATAAAAGTGGTTCCTCCACTAGTATGCGTTACTATATCATTGAGTCTGTCATCTGTAAAAGCGCTATAAGCTGTGCTTGCAGAATATGCTCCTTGATGTACTCTTACTCTTTCAAATTTTGAATTTGAATCAGAAGGAGTTCCAAGTGCAGATTTTGCTCCAGCTGTTGCTACTTGCCAATACTCATTTATATTTGCGCTTGATAATGTGCCATTTGAATTTACTTTTGTTGCTGTTGCAGTTGTCTTAACAAAAGCTTCTACTGCAAAGTTTGTACCACTTGAGGCAGTTGTATAATTTGTAAAACTAGTAGATGCTGGAACTATAGATTCATTGTCTATATTAACATATACTGTAAACTCTACTCCAGTCATTGCTTGCCCATTAATATAGTTATGGGGTGTATATTTACTTTCTCTATGCCAACTACATCCTCCACACTTAGCATGTTCTGCTAAGTCAGGACTTGCACCAGTATATTCCCAAGGACAAGCATTAGAAATTATTTCTCTAGCAGGAATTTTTACACCTTGTAAATCATAAGGTGCTACAAGTTCAAAACTAATAAAAGCAGCATCTCTTGATGTTATTTTAGATATTGTCCAAACTTGTCTTGTAAATTCAATAGGAGTATTGCCTGAACCTGGATCTGAAGATTCGCCTTTTAAGTATCTTTTTAAAGTTAATCTTCTGACTACTTTCTTACCTACAAGAGAATCAAAATCTGTAGTCCCCATTTGAGTCGCAAATGCAGTACTGATAAGTGTTACATTTAGAGTAGGTCTAGATATTGCTCCTGTTACTTTTATGTCGAATCCATCAGAAGTAATTGGCAAAGCTACATAAGTTCGTAGTGTCGATGGACTATCATAATCATACATTTGTAAGGTTGAAAGATCATCATCTAATCCCCTAGTTAAATAAGCAAACTGCCCATTAGGTTTCTCAAGTTCAAATAAAGTAACAAGTTCAGATCCTGGCTGTTGTTTTTGTAAATCTTGATTGATTGTCATGCTTCATAAACCCTTCTAAATGTTGCTCTCAAGCTATAGAAATTATCGTATGACCAAGATTGTGACCAGTCTGAGCATATACATAATATAGTTTCTGTACTTGAACTTTCATTACTATCTTCTAAATTAAATTTGAATCTACTTACTGCTCCAAGACTTTCAAAGAAAGCGACTAAATCATCTATTTCTGCTTTTGGTCTATTTGAAAAAGACACACTCAGTGTTTGATTCAAATTATTAATTCCATCTGCAATTCTAGATTCATAGCCATCTCCAAAACTTAAAGTATGAGTTTTAGGTGCTGTTCCACGAGTAAATCCTTTATCAGGTTGTACTGGTGCGCTGAATCCTGTAATATTTCCGTTATCTGCTTTATATATTCCGAATGCCATAATTTCTTAGAAAGGGCTTAACATGCCGCCTGGTCGTTGTTGTTTTTGAATTTCTGTCTGTACTGCTCCAGCAACTGCTTTACCAAATCTATACATATCGTCTCCGCTACCTTCAGAAGATGTTTCTCCTGTTGTCATATTTACATTTACACTAATATTGTTTCCACCTGTAGCTCCTTTCATGTCTACAGGAATACTTCTGCCATCTGGTAGAGGAACAACTGCTTCATTGTGTTTTCCTTCCCCAACTAAATATGTTGGTTCTGTTGCGACTCCTCCACTGCTATACCCTTTCATAACTCCGCCTTTAGCCATAGGGATAATTCCACCTTCTGCTAATCCAAATACAGGAAGTGCCATAATTGAAGCAGCTAATTTAGCTGATGCTATTTTTGCCATTTCTTGTACAATAAGAGTAAATAAGCTTTTAAATGCTTCTTTTGCAGTTGCTGCTCCCATTGCTATATCATAGAACATTTTTTCAATTCCTTGTGCGAATGTTTGTTGTATTTTAAACGCATCTGTAGTAGATTTTTCATACGCTTTTGATTGTTGAATTATTACATCTCGTTGTTTTTCTAGTAATTCTAATTCTTTTTGTGCGTTTAAAAGATCATCGTCTTTTAACTCTCTCATTTTATATCGTTGCTCTACAATTTTATCATTTGCTGCTAATGTTGCTAAATTATTTTGCTTTATTTGTATTTTTTCTCTTGCAAATCGTGCTCCTGCGTCTTTTCTACCAGATAGCCCTGCTAGATCAGCTTTAAGCCCTTCTCCATCAATGAGCCTTTGTTGTCGATTTTTAAGAACTGAATCAATTGCTCTTACTGCCTCTGTTGCTTGTGTACGTACTTCTCCAACAGTTGAGCCATCAAGTTTAATACCAAGAATTTTCTCAAAGTAAGTAAGATCACTACTAGTTAAAACATCGCCTGCCGCCTTGTTTGCTATTTCATCCATAGCTTTTTCAATAGATGCTGCTTCTTGTCCAAAGAATCCAGATCTAAATCCTTTATACGCATCAGATCGTCGAGTTTCTGTTGATTCTTGTATATTTTTTAATCCTTTTAGTGCTTGTCCTGTTGAAGTAATTTTTAAAACAAAAGCACCTAGTGCATCTTGGTCTAAATTAACAACATCTCCAAATGCAGCGAGTTCTGGTATTATCTCTGTTAACCGTTTAAATGATTCACGTACTCCTTTTGCATATTGTTCTTGTTTTTCGGGATCTTGAATTGCCTGTACTTTTGCAATTTCTCCTATAATTCCTGAAGTATTTAAAGCATTTGCTCTAATTTCATCTGCTTTTAATCCTTGGGGATTTTTATTTTTGAATCCGTCTACGATTGTGTTTACTTCCGATAGTATTCTTTGTTGTGCACTGAGAGATTCATTAAATTCCATATTTGCTTGTTTTCCTTCTCTCATATCTTTTACGTACTTCATCATACCTGTTTCACCAACTTTTTCTGCATGAGTTCGTAAATTATCGGCTGTTTCTTCAAAACCTAAAAAGTCCATTACTTTCGCTACTCCACCTAGTATAGATTTATATATTCTATCTATATTAAGTAGTAAGTCCATTATCATTTGTCCAGCAAGAACAAGAAGTCCAATAAATCCAGCTTTACTCATAGCTTTATTTACAAAGGTAACAAAACCTGCTGTTATTGCTCCCATACCTGCCATTACTCCAGTCCATCCTGCTTTTATTCTAGTTCCAAGAGTTCTGAAGGATAATTCAACTCTTTTTACAACCATTTTTGTTTTAGCAAACCAACCTTGACTTTGCATATTCATTTGAGTAAAACTAGTTTGTAAACTTCTAACTACAGCAATATCTTTATTTTTAAATATACCTGTAACAATCTTTCCATGTTTCTTGTATTGAGCCTCTGCAGATCTTAATGCTTTGTCTAAGTTTGATTTATCTGCTCCTCGCATTTTTCCTGTAGCAGCACGTTGTAGTACTGGAGAGTCACTTCCTTTTGCGAGTACTTTTGCAGAGGATTGTACACCTGTTGCACCTGCAGCTCTTGCTGCTTTTACTCCTTGTTTTGTTTGTTCTACTTTTTGTCGATATTCATCTAAGTCTTGTTTTGCTTTTTCATAACTTGCAGTGTGTGTATTTGACCAATTCTGAAGTCTTTCTGTTAATTCTGTTTGTGAAGGTATGACTTGTTTAATAATTGAAGCCGCAAAAAGTCCGATTGCCAAAGCGGCAACTTTTACATTATTACTAAGTACATTTGCAAAGAAATTTGCAATCGGGGCTATTCCTACTTGGAAGTTTTTGATTAAGTCTGAGAATACAATACCTAATCTATTGAAAGCATTAACAGGTACTTTTTCTCCAATCTCTCCAAAGTTTTCTGCTGCTTGTCGTAAGGTTTCATTTAATACCGCTTGAGATCTTTCGTATGTTGTTAGTTCGTCTGCATTTTTACCTACAAGTCGACCATAATCTTCTGTAGCCTTTTTGAGACGTAATGTAATACCAAGTTCATCTAATAGTTCTGGTTCAGCTTTTGTTGTACCCTGTACAATTCGATTAAATGTATCTTCAAAGTTTCTACCAAGAGCCTGTGCAGCTCCACGAGAAGCTTTTGCTACTTCTTCAATTTGAGAAGTATTGTAACCTTTTGCAATCATAATAGCTGCTGATTCACCCGCTTTTTGTAAATCAATCTGATGTCCAGTAGCTATTTGTAATTTTCTTGCTACAGTATCTAATGCGACACCAGTAGAGGCAGCATAAACTGCTTGAGATTTTTGAAGAGTTTCAAAGTTAGCTGCTTCTTGTAAAGATCTATAGACTGCTCCAAGAGCAAATAATGATGCCGCTAGTGTGGCATAGGCAGGCACAAGACCTCCAGAAATGCCTTGTGACATTTTAGAGAAGTTTTTACTAGTATTTGAGGAAGCTTGAGCAGCTCCTTTAAGACGTCTATCTGCAGTATGTGCAGATTTCCCAACTTTATCAACTTCTTTTGAAGCTTTCTTTGCTTTTGCACCGACAACTTTTAAATTATTATTATCATCGATTACTACTTTACCTATTACTTTAAAATCTGCCATTTATCTCTTTATATTTGCTGAGTTAATCCCAGTGCCTTTAGCCTTCGATCTACTGTCTGCGGCTTTACGTTTTCTTTCTAAATCTTTATTTATATTTGCTGAATTTCTTGCTTCAATATGTTTCAAGAAAAATACAGTCGTTTTGGTATCTTTTACTTCCCAAATTTCCAATAAAGTTCCTAAGGCGGATAAATCCTTTCCAAAGTACGATCCACTCATACCATCCCATCTGTCTGGTAAAAGGTCATGCAATAAAAAAGCCACCTGAACTTCAAAAGGATAATCTTCCGTAGTTGGTGGCATTTCTTCAGGGTCAGGGTCTGCTCCTGTCTGTTCACACATATCTAAGTAAACATCAAGAGTGACTTGCCCGTCTTTGTATTGTTTGTCTAAGAGACCAAGTATTTGTCTTACTTGGCTCTGGTAAAATTTTCTAAATCACCTGTTACTTCTGTAACCCAAGTATCGAAATCAGCTGCATTTTTCATCAGCGTTTCAGCGTTTTCTTGAGAAAATAAAAGTTCATCTTCGGGATCTAGACTACTAATGTCCACCAATAGAAGCTCTTCGAGGTAAGAATATTTTAAGCCTTTCCATCCCTTAATTACAGCTTTTACATACTCTACTAAAAACTTATCTTCATCTAATTGCTCATCAAATGCTCTAGTTTTACGATTGAACTTTTGAGATAAACAACGATTTCGTAGTTTTAGCAGTTCTTCCCTTGCCAAGTAGCAAAGGTCGACTGAAAATCCAGCCGTTCCTGGATAATCAACTGAAACTGTTTTGCTTGGAGTTAATAAACTCGCTAGTGATACTGATTTGTTTTCTTGTTCTGTCATTCTGTTTCCTGGTTAAATGAGGGGAGGGTTGCCCCTCCCTTCTAAAATTAAGTTACTGTTGGTCCGATAAAGATAAAATCAATTTCGTCCGCAGTGTCAACTGAGGTTGGTAGAGCATGGAAATTTGTTTCCAAGCTTACGATATCATCAATTGAATGTGTAGGTACTTCAAGATGGCAGTTGTTTAAGTTTGCAACTACTCTTGGAGTATTTCCTGTTCCACCAATAGTAAATGTCAAATCAAATGAATTTGTCACTACTGAAGTAGATTCAATGATGTCCTCAAATAAATCTGTACTAGATGCACCAGATGCAGGAGTATTTAAGTAACAAGTAAAGTTACCTGATACAGAACGAGTTCCTGTAACATGTCCTAAAGGCTGGTTTACAATGCCTAGTGTTTCTGGTGTTAAGAAAGTCATATTATTTGAGATAGTAATGTTTCCACCAGTTAGTGTTAGTGTATAAGTATCAGTCATACCTGCATTTGAGAACGTAAGCGTTGCTCCGTCTGCAATAGACATTGCTGCACTTAGTGTCAAAGTAGTACCTGATATTGCAGATACAGTTGTACCTGCGGTTACTCCAGTTCCTGAAACAACCTGTCCGACTTTGATTAATGCACTACCATTATCCAAAGTAACAGATGTAGAACTTGAGACTGCTCCGTTAACGGTATCTGTTACAACATCATTAGTTAAGACTAAATCTGTTAATCTGTTTCTAATAAAGTTATTAGTATCAGCTGCTGCTGTTCCTTCAAAGATAGTTGCAGTTGACATTGAAGTTTCTTCAGTTATAATTTTACCCATTCCTGACCAGTTTGCTGTTGCAATTCCATCAATATCAAAATCAATTGAAACTTCATTTACAACACAGCCTGCTATTTTATAAACAGTTGAACTAGCTTTACCACTGCCCATTTCGAAAAATAAGTCAAAAGTATCTAGTGCGACTTTGTTTGAATTTGTAAAAGCTATATTTGCGTCTGTACCATCAGCTGTTAAAGCTGTTCCAGATGCGCCTACTGCTCCACTTCCTGCCAAAGCGTTCCATAGAGGCTCTTCGACCATGTGATGATGCACTGATGAATGTTCACCACCTGATCCTGCTCCACCAGATTTAAAAGGTCTGATGTAAGTCTGAAATGACCATTCTGCAGGAGCGTAAGAATCTGTAAACATTTGTCTAGCTCTTCTACTGACACCCGCCGCTGTTGCCATCTCATTCAATGTAACTTCCGTTGCATTGGTTGCTTGAGAAAAACTAAATCCATCTAGTACTGGTATCTTATAGATTGCTCCTGCGCTATCAGTAAGATGAACTAATGTATCTCTCGAGTAATAAAATGTATCTGCCATTTTACATTCTCCTATTATTGCTTTGAAAAGGGTCGGCTAGAGTATTCTCTGCCTATCCGTTTTCATTAATATTGGACTGTCGCTATTATTTCGCCAATTCCAAAAGGTTCTAAAACTCCTTCGTCTGTGTCGATGGAGTTTATTGTTGTTTGTATAGTAGTAGTTGTTACACCTAATCCATTAGTATAAGTTATTGGATTGTTGTCTTCAATTACTGTTTCCACATCTTCAAGTAGCATTTCTAAGGCGTCTACTGCATCTTCTTCATTTACATAACATCTAAATGTTAAAGTAAGAAATCTGAATTTTTCGCCTGCTCCTAGATATTCCCTAGTTTCACTACCTGAATTTACATGAACTGCTGGAAACTCTGTTACTTCATCCCAGAATAAAAGTCTGGGTGCGGTACTTGCTACTACAGTTCTAAATTTTCCTGTTCCGTCTACTTCGTCTAATTTTTCTACAAAGGCGTTTACAATGGCACTTCTTCTTGTCGTATACTCTCTACTTGCCATTAAACTCTCCTTGTTTTAATAAATCTTTTTCCCATTATTTTTTGAGCAATTTCTCGTATTGTATTTCCTATCAATCGTCTAGGATCTCTTGCTGTACTACCCATTGCTCCTCCTGGTTCAAATGTTTGATAAGGATTTAATTGATATGTATATTCTATCTCAACACCACCTTGTGGTCCAACCAATGCATTTGTTGCTCGTGCAGATTGTCTAAATCGTCCTGTTCTATTAACTAAAGCTGGACTACCCATTTGCTCTAGTAATTCTTGTGGTAGCTGAGCATTTATTAATTCTTTTAATGCAAGAGGATTTAAACTCTGAGGTTTAGTAGTTACAGCAACTTTACTTGCTGCTCTTGCTTTTCTACCTTTTTTTGTTGTTGGTCTTCCAACTTTTTTCCCTGTTACATTAACAGGTTTTGTAGTAGCTTTTTTATTTACTTTTACTCCGCCATGAGCCAATACTGTAAATTGCGGATTCTTTTTTAAAAAAGCATTAAAACTTTTTTCCATTTGTCGAATGGTTGCATTTTTTGCTCTAGTCTTACCTTTGGGGCTTGACTCATATTCTAACTTAGTAATATCTCCTCGACTGAATCTTTTTAGAAATGCTTTCTTTTGAGTTTCTAAAAACGTTTTCTTAATTCCTTTGAGTTCACCTGTTATAACACTTCTAGACTTTGAATCATATAAACTTGCAAATCTATCATCTTGAATTTTAAAAGCGGTTTCTATTACAAATTCGTCACTAAAACTTACTGTGTCTCCCTGTTCGTGTTCATTAATCCTCATTTTTATTCGAAGATCATTATAAATAAAATCTCTTAAATTACCAACACCCCATTCTTTTATATTCTGTAAATTATCTAAAGGGGCATTATTTCCTTTAAATGTTTCCATTAGTCCTACTTCGCCATCAATACTATTTGCTTTATTAAGAACACTCTCACCAATCCCTAAAGCTCCAAGAGTTGATTTTGAATTGCCTGCTTCTCCATGAGCAAATGCTAATCCACTTTTGGCAACTACATCTTTTACACCTGAACCTTCTTTTGCAACTAAATAGTCTTTCATTTTTGATCGAGCACTTGTTAATATACGAGTAATACTATTACCGTTATCTGCAACAATTAGGTCTTCAGTAGCATGAAATATCTTTCCTTCATTACTCTTTTTACTTCCCGGTCCTGCTAATACTCGTTTTGGATATTGGAACTCTCCAAATCTATCGGGTCCAATAGGAGTTATTCTTTTTCCTTTTGCTTTTGCAACTTCTCTATGAAAAATATTTACAGCTCTAGTAATTCTATTTTTTGATAAATCGATAAGAGGTTGACCTTTCTTTGCTAAATCTTTATTTACTTCAGATATGCCTCTTTCAATTCCTGCTCTTGTCCATCCTTTATCAAGCTTACAACTATGAACTTGCTTTGCCATAGTGTCTTGTCTAAAAGTTTGTTCCTTAATATTAAAGGCTTCTTCTTGAAGTAAAGACTCCCAATATTTAATAGCCACTAGATTATTACTCTATATAAATCAAGTACCCTCTTTATATGATCTGGAAAGTCTGTGTTATCTCGTACTCCAGATGTTCCTTGATTCTGCAATGTTGCTCCTGCTATTGTTCTTCGTTCTTTATGTTCGTCTTTTAAGTAGTATGTTACTAAGTCAAAGAGTGCTAATTTGAGATCACTTGGAGTGGCGCTAAAGCCTGCTCGGTAAGCAATCTGCACGCTTCCTAATCCTTGTGGAAATGCTTTCTTTGCTCCACTCTTTGTAGTTCTTACTATTGCATCTGCTGCTGTATCTACATAATATTCGTAGTCAGTCGTTGTTAAAGTATCATATGAAGAATCATATGTACTTCTTTCTTTTACGGAAGTCACACTTACAAGTGGACTTTCACTGACGATTATAGTACTGGTAAAGTTGTCGGAAACTGAAAAAGTCTCGGTTTTATCACTACTATAATAATCAACAAATGAAGTACCGCAATACTTCTTGGCAAGATTACTAACTTGGGGTACAATAATATCAAGACGTGAGTCCTCTTTTGAGTTGACAATGCCTTCTGCGTTCTTATACTCTTGTACTGTTATTAAATCTGCCATAATTATTAAAAGTGTGGGGCAATTAAGGCTGCCCCACGAATCCTGTCTAAGCCAATATTAGCTAGCTTTGTACATGTGTCCCCACTTAGAAGTAACGCCATCGATTAGATCGATAAAGCCAATTCTTTGTGAAGCAACTAGTACTCTACGCTGGTTAATTACTTCGTAATCAGACTCAACGGTTACACCTCTAAGTCTTGGTAATACGTAGTTTCTAGGGTTAACAGCGATAGCTGCGAATTTAGATACTGCTGGAGTAGCGAACTCGTCACATAATAGTACTCTTGAACCGAATACTTGACCAATTTCACCACTTAGTTTAGTAGCCATATCGCCTACTAAGTTAGCATCTTGGAATTCAGTGTCTTCTAGTAGCTCATAGTATGTTCTTTGTGAAACAATGTATACTACGTCTGCTGGGTTAACACCATATTTGCCCATGTTTTTTCTCATTGAAAGAAGTTCTAAAGATGAGACTGTATCAGTTGCGAAAGCAGTAGATGACTGTGTAAAATCACTGTCATTTCTTGCTAAGTGTAGCAAACCTTCGAAAGAAGCTCCACTAGTACCGAATACGCCGTCAGCATCATCACCAGCTAAGATTGAGTTTTCAATTGATCTAGCGTGTGATCTTACCATAGACTCTCTAATTAAAGGAAGAATTGGTAAAATTGCATCTTCTTCTGTCTCATTTCCTAAGAATGATTGAGAAATAAGTTTCTTAGTTGAAAGAGTTCTTTCTGACATGGTAACCCCTGCGTCGTCACCATAAGTAGCAGACCTCATATCGAGGTTATCATTTGAAACAGCGGAACCTGAAGCGAATTCAGCATAACCACTATCTGGCAAGATTGGGATAATCATATTAGCAGAAGTCATTGGGATTTCTCTAAATAGAGGAGCCAAGACTAATTCATTTTCGATATCTCTTTCGATGTTTGTTGAAACAACTTGCTCAAAATCAGCTGATGAAACAGCAACACCTGAATGAGTGTTAACTTTTTCCATCAAAGATTTTGCCATTGGAGTATTCCATCCTTGTCCGGTAGCTAGACCTGCAAATTTAGCATCTGTAATGTCTTGCTCGAAGGATTTTTTCCAATCACCGTTGTTACCTTGTCTGTCAGAGAAATGTCTTTTAGACTCACGAATGTTCATGATTTCTTCGGACTTCTCTGCAAGTTGTGCTTCAAGTGATTTAACAACACCTTCTAAATTAGAATAGTCTTCTTTCACTCTTGACTCAACGTCAGACATTAATTTTTCAGCACCTGTTAATCCAGCTTGGATCACAGTTTTTTGCTCTTCCTGTTTTGCTTCCTCGGAGGCTTTTTGAACTTCAGCTTCGTCAGATGCTTTTTGAGCAGCTTCTTCTGCAGCCTTCTGTTCAGCAGCTTTAAGTTCGGCTTGTTTCATTGCATACTGAGCAACTGCTTTTTCAGCAGCTTCTGTAGCATATGATTCAAGATTGAACTCTGGGTTGCTTTCAGGAGATTTATTTTCTTTTGACATATTTGTCTCCATTTCCTTGGCTTTCGCCGTACTTGGCTGCTCAATTTCAACAGCGTCTGCTGAATCTTTTAAGTTAGCCTTATAAAAAGTTTGCTTATACTCATTGTATTCGTCCATAGAATCAAATGACTTGCTTAATCCAAAGGTTGCCCCTTGGTTGCATGGCACTGATACTACAGAAACTTCAAAAAGCTCTGCGTCCTTTATCTTATATCCATCGGTTTCGGTCATATAATCAGCGTCCTTGACTTTGAAACCAACAGAAAAAGCCCCAAGGACACCGTCTTTAATAAGTTGTGTTACATTATCACCTGCACCTTTTGAAATCTTTGCAGAAATCTCCAGTCCATTGTCTGTAACTTTTAAATCTTTTGCACGACCTATTGGTTTGTCGTAATTATGATTGAACAAAATAATTGGATTACCTTTATAGTTTTCCAATCCACCTTTTGCCCAAGCATCTGATTCGATTATGTCGCCTGCTCTATCAAGAGCGTTAGTGCTAGCAGATCCTTTAATATCAACTCCACCGTCATCGGTTTCGCCTAATGTTTTAAAAGTGCTAGTCCAGTGATAAATTTTATTTGACATCTTTCTTCTCCGCTTTCTTAGCAGGCGCTTTCGGTTTTGCTTTTGGAGCGGGAGCAGGAGCGGGAGCTTCTACTACAGCGACTGGATGTCTTTTCTTCATAGCATTTAGAACTCTGCTCCAAGATCCAAATGCTCTTCTGAGCAAGTAATCTTTAACAGGTACATCATTACCATGACTTTTATAAGTTCGTAAATCCATCTTTTCGACTCCTTGTTCTACAAACCAGTCGGATAATGCTTTAGCCATCATATCTTTTGTCATTTGTTTATTCCTCTTCGCTTGGGGCAGCCTCTTGAGGTCTACCTCCTTCTTCGGGGTTTGTTGCTGAGCCTGCAATATTTGCTGGTACTCTAGGTTCATCAAATCCATCAACTGGATCTTTACCTAAAGCTTCTCTTGCTTCGTTCGGGGACATAATCCCTGTATTTACAAGAGTAGCATAATATGCTGCTTGGTCTCTTAGTTCTGGTTGTAAAGCAGGTATTCCTGTTACATCCTCAGCTACTTCAAAACCAAAGTAACGCTCTAGCGCATACCCTAATTTTCTTACGATTGGTAAAATTGTTTCTAAATAATAAAGCCTATGATTAGGTCTTATATTTGCATTATTACCGCCATCTAGTAAAATGGGTGGTATTCCCACTGCTTCTAGTATAATTCTTTCATTTGACTTGATACCTTCTTGGAAATCTAAGTCTTTGAAGTTTACTTCTGTTAAGTTCTCAACCTCTAGTCCACCATCTAAAAATAGAGGGCGACGACCGCCAGATTGTGGGTTATACCTTGCAACCCATGCCTGTAACATTCTTTCTTTTATCTTCTCTGAAAGTGTGTTTGGTGATTTGAGTACCAATCCTGGCACTGCTCCATTTTTGAAGAAGTTGTCCTGGAAGTTTCTCATGCTTAATAATAACTGCATAGTTCTAAATGCAGGCTTGAGTCTAGGTACTCCTCTATAAATAGAGTTAAAACTGTTTTCTTTAATATGTATAATCTCGTTTGGACTATAATCTATACTGTTTTCATATGTGTACTTTGAAATAAAAGTTGCGGAATCTGTTTCTATTCTTACTTTATCTGCTGGTAAGTGATAGAGATGTGCTCCGTCAAAATAGATAAAGATGTTTCCATCTATCATTAAGTCAATAATTAAGTTTCTTTTAAATGAGTTAATATCCTGAAAAGGATTTGGCTCTCTATTAATTAAAAGATCTACTTTTGATCTTCGAATATTTTTTACAATATTGCTTACTCCTGGAGTCTGATTTCCAAGAGTGTACGGTATGTCTGCAACATCGTCAACAATCATGTTAACGGCTCTATTTACTATTTCTAGTTGTTCATACGCATTTTTATAATTAGTAACAACTTCACGAGAATCTACAGTTAGACCTTCATTTCTAGAAATAACATATTGGGCAGGGTTGAGTTTATCCTCAGTTTCGGGAGTTCTACCTAATAGTCTATCGTACCATGCCATGTTGTTTTTCTCTCTGAATCTCGACCCATTTATTTTGTTTCTCTGCAGTAATCAATTTGGGTCGTTTACCATAAATCGAATGTAGTCTAAGATGATGCTTGTGACAGAGAGTTACCGTATAATCGTACACCTTGTCGTAATTATCATCAATAAAGGATTCCCGAAGTGCTAGTATGTCTTGTTCCTTCTCTATAGTAATCTTTTTCTGTTTTAACCAAGTTTCTAGTAGTTCGGTCAATCCGTAATAATGATGAAAGTCTAGATGATCTGTGTCGCCACAGATATAACAATTATTTGATTTCTTATATTTTGATTTAGCTTTGTCTCTGACATATTTAACTAAATCTCTTTTTAATTTCATATTTCTACTCTTAATTAGAATTATACCAAAAACTTACATCAAATGTCAAGAACTGTTTTTAACAGGTCTTATTAGAATGTAGTGATATTGGTTTCAAATGAATAGAGTGCGTATCGTAAAGCATCAGCCATATGAGATGCCATGTCATGTTTTGGCTTTTCTCTCATTAAATTAGGATTTGGATCCCACTGATACTGATCTAAACACATTTGAGCTTCTTTGCATTTCTGATCGACCATAAGCCCATCGTTATCGACTATGCCCGCTACATGCCCTATTCCGTCTAGTACTGATTTTTTCGCATTAATAGTACTAATATCATAATTTTGTGCAAAATCGTATCTTGTCTGTTGAGCAGCTGAATCAATGTAGATATAATCTATATCCCATTTCTCTATTAGTTTTCGTATTTCGGCTGCATGTTGTTCTGTTGTTCTTTCTGAGTTATAGTATTCATCTACTAAGTGATAAGTTGAAGTATCCCAGTCATATGCTATAACACATAATGCTGTTGGGTCTTTATAGCCAACATCAAGTCCTGCAAATACATCTAAATCTCTTATATCGAGTTCTGAGAAATCACCAGTGCATTTTTCATGATTAAATTTCCATATCTGTCCTTCAAATACATTGAAGTCTGCCATGTATTCTTGATTAAACTCAGCCTCTGACATTGTCTTTCTTGCTTCTAGAATATCTGCCTCTGATACTCGAGGATTCTCATGATAAGTAGCTTTTATACTACACCACTCTGGAAACTCATCAGTCCAACCTCTGTAGTAAAATTCAGCAAAGTAATTATTTCGACCCCGTGGTGTAGATATAAAAATTGCTTTAGAGTTCTCCTTATCGAGTGTGGGACGTAGTGCTACATTGAAAGCATCTCTGCCGTCTGTAAGTGCGGCTTCGTCGAATATAATTAAATCATAACTTCTACCAACTACTGAGTCTACCTGATTAATAGAACCCATTCGTATAGTAGAACCATTCGATAGTTCAATAACTTTGTCTTTTGCGTTATCTCGTGTTACCTCTAAATCGAAATGCTTAATGAGATTTCTCTGTAAGTCAAATGAAATTTGGGATAGTGAATAATTTGGTGACATAAGCAATACATGAGAGCCCGGTACTAAACATGTTAGCTGTCCTATAATATTGCTAATATAAGTTTTGCCCTGTCTCCGTGATACGGCTGCAGTGATAAAACGATATTTGGGA